AGTACTACATATTTGTCTCCATCATCATTATCAAATGGAGAATATAATGTATTTTTAGGTACAGATGGTTATTTGAATTTAGAAAATGGATTAGATGGTTTTGGAGCAGTTATCCAATCAATTGAACCAATTCGTTTGATATCTAATGGAAATGAATTTAAATTTTCAAATAGTGGATTAAATTTTCCAGATACATCAACACAAACAACAGCATATACTGGAATTCCTGATAATTTAAATTCTACCTATAGTTCGGTTTATTCTTTAAGTTCTAATTGGAATACTGCTTATGAATCACTTTCATCACTTTCAACACAAGCATATATTTTAAATGATACAAGTATAAGACCGATAATCGGTAACAATACATCATCTGGATATTACTCTTTAGTATCTAACGGTAGATGTAATACTGCTTCTGGAAATTATTCAATTGTTTCTAGTGGTTATGGCAATACTGCTTCTGGATACAATTCAACTGTAGTTAATGGTAACAGTAATACTGCATCTGGTTGTTATTCGGTTATTGTTAATGGGTCTTATGTAAATCCCCCAACAAATTCATGTAATTACATTGGATATCAAGGAGATGATGGTAATTTATATAGTGATAATAGTTGTGCAATTTGCATAGGTTCGGGTTTAACTGAAGGTTATTTTTCTAATAATCCTATATTAAAATTACCACAAGGATCTTATTATTGCGTTGTAGAATTATTCAATTATACTAGAATTGGTAATAATACATCTGGACCATATAGTTTTATAGGTAATGGAAAATCGGATAAATTTCAGTATTATGGAAGTGGATATTATTATAATAGTGATTCAGATATATCATATATACAACATCCTACTATATCTGGTACTTGCGGTAGCGCAAATATCGCATCTGGTTGCTTTTCTTCAATTTTAAATGGATGTGGTAATACTGTTTCTGGTGATTATTCATCAATTCTTGGTGGTCATAATAACATCTTAACTCATAGTAATTCTTTTATTCTTGGTTCGTATATTGAATCATCCGCTGACGATACAACTTTTGTAAATAATTTAAGTTCAGGAGGAAATATTTCATTACAAGGTTATATTGCCATACCAGATATTGAAGGAAAATTTTGGAAAATTGGTGTCGATACATCTGGTAATCCAATTGGATTAGGTGCTTTATAAGTATAATATAATGGATAACGTATTACCAAATTCTTTTCATGGTTCAACTACTTTTAATTCAAAGGTAAAAACTTATGATTACCTTGCACAGAGAGTTCGTAGAACTCTTGGAGAGCCTTTAATTCAAATTGAAATTAGTAGTGAACAAATTTATGAATTTATTGATATAGCAATTGAATACTTCACAAAGTTTGCGGGTGAAGATGAAGAGTATTTAATTTTTAGATCTGATCTTTATATAAAAGGCGTTGGTCTTCCTATTGGAAGATTGTTTAATACAACTCCTCATATGTATAATCAAGAAACATCAAAAGCAGCAACAAGCGGTGTATCATTGAGTGCTGCATATGATTATGATCTTGGTGATTATCGTAGAGTCATTGATGTATTTTCATTTGAGCAAGGAAATAATAGTGGCGTAAACACATTATTCACTATTGAAAATACAATTGCACAGCAAGCTTATTTTGGTCACTTGCTTGGTAATGTAGGTTATGATTTAATCACATGGCAAGCACTTAAAACATGGATTGATACCAGAGATAAAGTTTTAGGTCTTATGCCGTATTTAAGATTTAATCCATATGATCAAATTTTAAAGATTTTACCAGAACCAAATACTACAACTCGTTATTTTGGATTTTTAGGATGTAAAATACAAAAACCATTAAAATACCTTGTTCAACAATTGTGGGTTTATAGATACACTCTAGCATTGACTAAAATAGCAGTAGGACACGTTAGAGGTAAATTCAGTGGAACTAATTTATTTGGAGGACAAACCGTAAATGGTGCTGATCTAATGCGACAAGGTGAAAAAGAAAAAGATGAACTTGAAAAAGAAATTACAACCGATCTTATTGATCGTTCCCCTACAAGTTTCTTCCTTGGCTAATGAACCGTTTAGGTAAGAAAAATAGAAATTTTGTACAAGGGATTTATAAACCTAAAAATCCTAAAAAATATATAGGATCAACTCCTGTGTATAGATCAATGTTAGAACTTAAAGCATTTCGCTATTTAGATAACAATCCAAATGTATTATCTTGGTCATCAGAATCTGTTGTAATACCATATACATCTCCTGCGGACAATAAACTACATAGATACTTTGTTGATTTGGTTGCTAAACTTCAATCTAAAGACGGAATTATTAAAAAATTATTAATTGAAATTAAACCAGAAAGACAAACCAAACCACCTGTTGAATCTGCAAGAAAAAAACAGAAAACTTTGATATATGAAAAGTATCAATATGGTATAAACATGGCAAAATGGGAAGCAGCTAGAAATTGGTGTAAATCAAAAGGTTATACTTTTATAATAATGAACGAAAAGCATTTGAAATAAAAGATATTTATTTTGTATATCTATAGTGTAAGTAATTAACAGAATATGAGTAAACCATTTAATCTATTGGTAGAAACACCAACTTACGAATTAAAATATCTAGTAGAAGAACAAAATAGAAACTCTCCTTCTAATATGTTTATCAAAGGCCCATTCTTAATGGCTAATGAAGCAAATAGAAACAAAAGAGTATATCCATTGGAAGAAATGGTAAGAGAAGTTGGTCGTTATGACAAGGAAATGATTAAAGAAAATCGTGCTACAGGTGAACTCAATCACCCCACTTCCCCCGAAATTAATTTAGAAAGAGCTTGTCACGTTATTACCGAATTAAAACAAAATGGTAATATATTTGAAGGTAAATCCAAAATCCTTTCAACACCAGTTGGTCAAGTTGTTCGTTCATTAATCATGGATGGTGTAAAACTTGGTGTATCATCAAGAGCACTTGGAAGAGTTGATGAAAAGAATGGTGTTAATACAGTTTCTGATTTTAGACTTGTTGCAATTGACGTTGTAGCTGATCCTTCAGTTCCTACAGCATTTGTTAATGGTATATTAGAATCCAAACAATGGGTACTTGCTGATGATGGTTCATACGAGCCTTTATATGAAAAAATAGAAAAACAAATCTCATCACTTCCTAGACGAAACAAAGATCAGTATCTAAGAGAGTGTATGCTTGAATTTATTAATTCATTGAAAACATTGTAATTGTATATAAATAAAGATAAATATTAATATGGACATTCGCAACCTCATTTCAAAATTCATAACAAATCTTTTTGAAAAAAATTACGCAGAAGCAAACAAGGGTTTACAAACTATTGTTGAAGCAAAGGTAAAAGAAAAAATCAAAAAGACAGCTAAAAATTTAAACTTAGAAAAAGAAGTTAAGAAAACTCCTTCTAAAAAAACTCCTTCCAAGAAAAAACTTTCACCAGCACAAAAGAAAATTGCTGGTGCCGCTGCCCCATATGATAAAATCACAGGTGATGATTTTAAAGCATTGAAAAATAAAAAAAAATTCAAAAAGGGTAAGAAGTAAGGATAAGTTATTATATAAAATTTTATGAATCTAAAAGCCATTCTCGAAAAAATAGACAAGAGTGTAATCTCTGAAGAAACAGCAACAGCAATCGCTGAAGCATTTGAATCAGCAGTAACAGAAAAAGTTGATGCTAGAGTTAAACTCGAAGTTGAAAGTGTAGCTACAAAGATCGATGAAGATCATGCTACAAAATTAGAAAAACTTTTAGAAGCAATTGATAATGATCACACAGGCAAATTAGAAAAGGTTGTTGAAGCGATCACAGAAGATCATACAGCAAAATTAACTCAAATTTCAAATTATTACAAGAAAGCCCTCAATGAGAAGGCTGACGAATTTTCAAACAAGATGATCAGCGAATTAAGCAATTATCTTGACATTACATTGGAAAAAGTTTTACCACAAGATCAGTTAAACGAAGCAGTGACAAACATCTATGCTCGTAAGAAGCTTGATTCTATTCGTGGTTTAATCGGAATCGATTCCGACCATCTTGATAACTCCATTAAGGGAGCTATCTATGAAGGTAAGGAAAAGATTGATGAGCTTAGTGAAAAGCTCAATGAATCTTACAAGGACAACGAAGTTCTCCTTGAGAAGATCAAACAAGTTGAAGCGAAAGCTATTCTTGAAGAGAAGACAAAAAGTATGCCTTCCGCCAAGAAAGAGTATATCTTCAAATTATTGAACGACAAAGACAGTTCTTACATTCAAGAGAATTTTAACTATGTTGTTGAGATGTTCGAGCGTAGCGAAGAAGATGCTACCGTTGAACTTGCTGCTGAAGCAAGGCAAAAGGCCCAAAGCCGAGATGCTAAAGTTCCAGCACCTGTCATGGTAACTGAATCCGCTCCATTTAATGATAACCAAAGTGGTTTCGTTAGCGAATATCTGAATGAATTAAAGAGAAAGTAATTTCTTCTTAATTCTGTATTCTATCCATAGAAATAAACAATATGAAAAATGTCAATCCAGCCACAGGCTACATTGATCGTTCTCGTGCATCTCAGTTAGTTGAGAAGTGGGCACCAGTTTTAGATTACTCATCCGACAAGGTTGCAGCAATCGAAAACGAACATGCTCGTCTCACAACTGCGATCCTCATGGAAAACCAAGAAAGATGGTGCATTGAAGAGGCAGGTAATACTGCTGGTCCTTCAGGCGGCGTTTTTGGTGGAAGTAGTCTCTACAATCCACCGGGT